TGGAGTTGATGATCAGATAGACTACGGCAAACCAGCTATATTAGAGACATATCCACTATCAATTGGTATATGGTTTAATGCAGATAGTACAAATTCAAAAAATGATGGTATTATTACTAAAGGAACTACTCGAGGTTCTACAAGTCAAAGGAGTTTTGACGTATTTGGTAATGGTACTAATTTAATTTTTGTTGTAAGTAATGGTTCATCATATGTAGTTAATATCTCAAGTACCTACCCATCACTAAATACATGGCATCATCTAGTTTGCATGTGGGACGGAACCACTAATTCAAATGGCGCTAAAATGTATTTAGATGGTTCTTTATTTGCTCAAGGAACAGCAACTGCTACAAGTTTTGCAACAGCACATAATATCTTTGCAGGAGGAAACAGATCAGGATATTTTTGGGATGGTAAGATAGCAGTGACAAGATTTTATAATAGAATTTTAACTGCTGATGAGGTAGCTATAAATTATAATGCTATAAAAGAAAGATTTGAATAATGAGTAAGCTCGATAACACATATATTATATTCGATGTTACAGAATTAAGTACTATAGATTTTGACCAGGTATTGGAAACATCTAGTGACACTGTTATATATAATGTAGCTGAAACACAAACCATAGTGAAATATATTGGCGAAATGCCATCATCAGTACAAGCATTGACTACTAAAGAGGGTCCTTATTCATTCGCAGAAATAAAAAATATTCTAACAGGCTCAGCATGGGAAGATCCTAATGCGGGTTTAGATTAAAATTTATTATATTTATCATAGTAAAAATAAGTCATGATTAAAGAAAAAAAAGTTTTAACAGAGGAAGAAATTAAAAATTTAAAAGATCTAAAAACAGATTTTGATAGTTTAATATATTCGTTAGGTACATTAGAAGCTGAAATTAGTGTTTTAGAAAATTCTAAAATTGAATTAAAAAGAAGGTTAGCTGAACTAACTAAAAAAGAAAAAATAGTAGTTAAAGAATTAGAGGAAAAATATGGTGCCGGTAAATTATCATTAGATACTGGTGAAATCCAACCTTTATAATAGTTTTTTTTAAAAAGTTTTTGATATTTATAATAAAACTTAAATAAAGACTAATGGCTGAAATTATTCTATCTCCCGGTGTACTAGCTAATGAAAATGATCAATCCCAAATTAGATCACTCCCTGTAGTAGCTGGTGCCGCTATCATAGGCCCTACAGTAAAAGGTAAACCCAATATCCCCAGATTAGTTACCACATTTAGTGAATTTCAGGCTGAATTTGGTACTACTTTTCTTTCGTCTTCTGCTCAGGAATATTCATTTTTAACTTCTATTTCAGCTAATAATTATTTCCAACAAGGAGGTACATCATTATTAGTAACTAGGGTAGCAAATGGTACATTTGGACCTGCTACTTCTTCTAATATTGGTAGTGAGGTATTTACTGGTGGGCTAAAAACAGGACTTAATCAATTATTAGGTTCTCTAAGTTCTTTTTCTGGATCAGGGGCTGGAGGTACTTTTGCTATATCAGCCTCTGTTATAACGGGAGGAGGTGCAGGATTTACAGGTAGTATTACAATATCACCTGGTGGAACAGTAGCAACTAGCATTTCTAGTAGCGCTGGAAGTGGATTTCAAGCAGGAGATACTATAACTATAACTTCTCAATCTTTGGGAGCTACAACAGGGGATGGAACTAATTTAGTAATTACATTAAATAGTAATGATTTAGCTTCTACAGCTCCATTTGAACTAGAAACATTATCTGAAGGTACTATTTTAAATAATACTCAAACAACTCCAGGATCCCCTGATCTAGTAGGACCCGGAGGTACTTTAACTAATGGTACAGCCGATAATATTAGATACGAAATAACAGGACGTAATATAGATCAAGGAGTATTTACGTTAGTTGTTAGAAGGGGTGATGATACTACCAATAGTAAAGCCATATTAGAAACATTTACTAATTTATCTCTGGATCCCCGACAGTCTAACTATATAGAAAGGGTAGTAGGTAATCAAGTCCAAGAAGTAATAGGATCTGGTACATCAGATCCATTTATTAGAACCTCTGGTTCATTTCCTAATGCTTCTAGATTTGTAAGAGTAAAATCAGTTTCTCTACCTACTCCTGATTATTTTGATAATAATGGAGGAGCTAAAGCTGCGTTTACAGCCTCTCTCCCTACAGCACAATCCGGAACATTCGGTGGTGGCACAGGTGAAGTATTTACAGGCGCTAATACATTATATGAAAAAATAGGGACCAGAACACAAGGATTAGTAGCTACGGATTATGATGATGCTATTAATTTATTAGCTAATAAAGATGAATATCAGTTTAATGTAATTTCCACTCCTGGTCTTAATAATGCTGATCATGCTACTCAAGTGGGTAGACTTATTGAAGTAGTAGAAAATAGAGGGGATGCAATAGCAGTAGTAGATTTAGTAAGATATGGTTCTACTATTACTACAGTAACATCCGAAGCTGGAGAAAGAGATTCATCATTTGCTGCTGCTTATTGGCCATGGTTACAAGTAGCAGAACCTACTAATGGACAAATAGTATGGGTTCCAGCGTCAACATTAATACCAGGTGTGTATGCCAATACCGATGCCACAGCAGAAACATGGTTTGCACCTGCTGGATTTAGTAGAGGTGGATTATTAGGAGTAGTACAAGCAGAAAGAAAATTATCTCAATCCCAAAGAGATTCATTGTATGTAGGTAAAGTTAATCCTATAGCTACATTCCCAGGAAGAGGAGTAGTTGTATTTGGTCAGAAAACACTACAACAACGACAAACAGCATTAGATAGAGTAAATGTAAGAAGATTATTAATTAGTTTGAAATCATTTATCTCTCAAATTTCTGATAACTTAGTATTTGAACAAAATACAGTTGCTACTAGAAATAACTTCCTAACCCAAGTAAATCCATTTTTGGAAAGTGTGCAACAAAGACAGGGATTATTTGCATTTAAAGTAGTGATGGACGATACTAATAATACCCCAGATGTAATCGATAGGAATCAATTAGTTGGACAGATTTTCCTACAACCTACTAGAACTGCTGAGTTCATATTATTAGATTTCAATATCTTACCAACGGGTGCAACATTCCCATCTTAAAAAATTTAAATTTAGAATATTTATAATAAAATAGAAACATGCCAGTATTAGATCCAAACGAAATATTTTTTACCGCATTTGAACCTAAACAACAGAATAGGTTTATAATGTTTATAGATGGGTTTCCGGCTTATCAAATAAAAGGAGTAGGTGCAATTAGTGTAACTCAGGGGACTGTAGCCCTTAATCATATTAATATTCAAAGATATGTGAAAGGTAAAACGGTTTGGAACCCTATTTCATTTACTTTATTTGATCCAATTACTCCATCAGGTGCACAGGCTGTAATGGAATGGGTACGTTTACATCACGAATCAGTAACTGGTAGAGATGGTTATTCTGATTTTTATAAGAAAAATCTTACCTTTAATGTTTTAGGTCCCGTGGGAGATATTGTTTCCGAATGGGTTATTAAAGGTGCTTTAATTACTGAAGCTTCATTTGGTGATTATAATTATGATAACGCCGATGCTGCTCAAGAAATTACAATGACTGTACAACCAGATTATTGTGTATTGAATTTCTAATTTATTTATTTATTTATATTTTTGAATGTCCGGTATTTATTACCGGACATTTTTTTCTATGGGAAGAGTAAAAACTTTAAAACCTGCTATACAGGATAGACCTGTAAAATTTTCTGGTATTACATCCACTGGCAATGTTACTATACAAGGAACAACTATACTTAGTGGATCTATTAATGTATCTACTGGAGGTGATCTTAATGTTGGAGCAATAACAGCAAGTGCAATATTAATGGACCCTGTTAACATAAGATCAGCTGATGGGTTAGTAATAGGAGGTGCTGGTGATACTTTTACTACTTCTGGGCCAGCAAATAAGTTTACGGTAGGTGGTGAAGGTGCTTTATCTATGTCAGGAAGTTTAACAGTCCATGGTTCTCAAATAAATTTTACTAATTTACCTACTTCAGACCCTGGAGTTGTAGGTAGGTTATATAGAGATGGAGCAACAGTAAAAATTTCTATTTAAAATCTTACATTTTCTTATCTCTTTATATATTTATCACTGAATAAAGTTATTATTAAATTGTAATCTATGTCTAAAGCAAAGTTTGAATTTCCTACTGAAATAGTTGAGTTACCCTCAAAAGGTTTAGTTTATCCTGAAGATAACCCTCTCTCATCTGGTCAAATAGAAATGAAATATATGACTGCCAGGGAAGAAGATATTTTATCTAACCAAAATTATATAGAAAAGGGTACTGTAATAGATAAGTTACTTCAATCTCTTATAGTAAGTAAAATAGACTATAAGGATTTAGTAGTGGGAGATAAAAATGCTATTGTAATAGCAGCCCGTATTTTAGGATATGGAAAAGAATATAAATTTACAGTTAAGGGAGAAGAATGCACTGTTGATTTATCCACTCTAGAAAATAAGGAGTTAGATGAATCCCTTTACACTAAGGGTGTTAATGAATTTCCATATACACTCCCCCATTCTAAAACTCAAATAACTTTTAAACTACTTACTCATAGGGATGATCTAGCAATTGAAAATGAACTAAGAGGTTTAAAAAAAATATCCAAAAATAATTCACCTGAGTTATCTACAAGACTTAAACATCTTATTACTTCAGTTAATGGTGATACAGATGTAGCTACTATTAGGGAGTATGTGGATAATTATCTTTTAGCCATGGATTCTAGACAATTAAGAAACTATGTAAAATCTATGCAACCTGATATTAATATGGAAACCACCATTACTGATTCAGAGGGTGCCGAATTTACCATGGAAATTCCCTTCACACTGAATTTTTTTTGGCCAGACGTCGAATTATAGATCTATTTTATTCACTCAAATACATGAAATTGTATTTCATGGAAAGGGTGGCTATGATTTTTCCACCGTATACAACATGCCTATATGGTTAAGGAAATTTACATTTAATAGCATACAAGAATTTTATTTAAAAGAACGGGAAGAATATAATAAGGCCCAATCTAAGTATAATAAAGGTAAAACTAACGTAAAAATGGATGAGGGTAATAAACAAAAAATTCCCGATTTCATAAAAAATAATCCCACTTATTCTTCAACAGTGGCAAAAAATTTTAAAACCTAATATTTATAATAAAATAGGTGGCTAATTTTCAGGAACAAAGAGATCTTCTTAGGGCTATAAATGCCGAACTAGGTAAAAAAACTAGTAATATTAAAAATGCCACTAAAGAAGTAACCAAGTTAGAATCAGTAACTAGAAAGTTACAGGACGTTACGGCGGGGAACATTACACTAACTGATAGACAAGCTGAAAAAGAAGCTGAAAGAGCTAGAGCGGCTTTTGCAGCCCTTGAAAGAGAAGCTACTGCCCTACAACAATTATTAAATACTAGACAAAAATCTGCCGCATCTCTAACTAAAGAGGAAAAAGCTCTTTTAGTGGCTAAAAGACAGAGATTCACTGTAGAAAAGGAAGTAGTTAAAGCAGCAGAGAAAGAAGTAGAAATAAGGGAAGGAGTTAGAAAATCTTTGGGACTTTCGGGTGTGTTAGCTAAATCACTTAATAAAACATTAGGCATAGATCTTAGTTCAGCCCTTGAGGATGCACAGAATGAGGCAAGAAAAATTAATGAAGAATTTGAAAATAGTGCAAAATCAGCAGGAGATATAGGTAAAAAATCTGCTGGGGATGCTAAAGTAGCTGGATTAGCCTTTAAGGGTTTAGCTAAATCTGCGGCCGATTCTGTTCTTAGTATTCAGGGAATATTTGGTGGATTAGTTGCTAGTTTTTTAAAATTTAATGCAGCTAATAGGGAAGCAAGACAATTAACCGGTCAGACAGCTGATAATTTTACTGTATTAAATGATTCTATTCTTAATGCTGCCGACCAGGTAAAAACTATTACTTCCCTTTCTAGTGAACTAGGGATGAATGTAAATGCTGCCTTCTCACCTGAGACTATAGCTGCGGCATCAGAATTAACACAATTATTGGGTATTAGTGAGCAATCTACTGCTAACTTAGCTCTAACCGCAGAAGCTTTTGGTCAGGATTTAGCAAACGCAGAAAAAGAAGCTGTAAAACAAGTAAAGGCAATAGCAAAAAGTGGAAAAGGTGCCCTTAATTTTCAACAAGTATTAGAGGAATCAGGAAATGCTTCCGGAAGATTACAACTTTCTTTAGGTAAAACCCCAGGTGCCTTACAAGAGGCAGCAGCTGAGGCTCAAGCTTTGGGTTTAAATTTGGCTTCTGTAGAAAAAGTAGCAGATGGTTTACTAAACTTTGAACAATCCATTGCTGCTGAATTAGAAGCTGAGCTTTTAACTGGTAAACAAATTAATTTAGATAGAGCCAGATCTTTAGCATTAAATAATGATATAGCTGGTTTAACTAAGGAAATAGGTAATAATCAAGAAATATTAACAGCTTTTGCTGATGGCAATAGAATCCAACAAAATGCTATAGCACAGGCAATGGGTCTTTCTGTTGACGAAATATCCAAAATGATTTTCTTCCAAATGAAAGCAAAAGGTCTATCAGATGAACAAGCTGCTAGCGCGGCCAACATAAGTGAGGAGGAGGGCAAGAGGTTAGAGATGCAAGAACAATTTCAAAAAAGTTTGGAGAAATTAACTATGGCCGCAGCCCCCTTAGTAGAAAAATTTGCCGCATTACTTGATAATACTGCAGCCTTAAAGGGTATTATAATATCTATTGCTGGCATTAAGCTTACAGGATTTATATCTCAATTTGATTTTGCTAGAAAAGCTGCAGCAAAGTTAATTCCTACTCTACTTACATCCACTGCCCTTACTACTGGTGGTTTTGGTATACCTATTGCCCTTGCAGCAGCGGCAGCGGGTTTATTAGCTTATAATGTATTAACGAGAAAAGCTGAAAGTGCGGATGATGGTATAATCGATGCACAGGGAGGACTAGTAGTTAGTGGTCCTAAGGGTTCGGTTTCTTTAGATAGAGAAGATACTATAGTTGCTAATAGAAATGGAGTTATAGCAGGTACTAATTTGGCGGGTAATGGAGCGGCCAATGCTGAAATGTTATCCCGATTAGATAGGCTTATTTCTGCTACTGAAAGAGGAAGCCAAATCACTATGGATGGTAACTTAGTAGGTAAATCTATAGCTAATAATACCTCTGCACTAGGTTAATATTTATAAATAAACAATAATTATGCCTGATATAT